AACACACAGGTTGACGGTCATTTCGGAGGACCGCGAGATTTTCCCTCTCGTGTCCGGGCAGCAATACTACCAGATTGGCCTCGACCCCGCGGCTGACTGGCAAGTCCCGATGCCGAACCAGATCGAGAAGGCCGGCTATTTATTTACCTCCACGAATCCGCCAGTCGAGCAGCCATTCGATATCTTAACGCCACAGCAGTGGCAGGCGCTCTCGCCGAAGACTTTACAGAGCACAAACAGTTACAAGTGCATATACCAAAAGGCCACGGCGGCAAACGCTGTGACCGGCGTGGCCGGGACCATTTCTGATATGGGGACGTTTGGGGTGTGGCCTGTTCCGCTCGATGCTACCGTGGCCGTCGTGTTGTACCTCTGGATTCAAATCCAGACGATCGCTAATTCCGGAGTCACGCTCGTACTTCCGCAGGGTGGCCAGGAGATGCTGGAGTCAAATCTGGCGGTTCGTCTTGCGGCGCTGTTCCCGAAGCGGGCGCAAATCTCCCCGCTGACGATCCAGATGGCGAAGGAATCGCTTGCCCGGTTCAAGACGGCGAACGACGTGCCGCTTCTCATGCGGGTCGAGGACGGCGATCTCGGAAGTCAGCAGCAAGGCGGGACGTTCAATCTCTTCAGTAATCAGTACAACAACAGTTGGGGCAGATAGTTTGGGTTCACCTTCTACGCTCCTGAACCCGATGCCCCAGGGGCCTCGGTTTGTCAACCCCGACGGCTCCCTGACACAGGAGGCGTACTGGTTCCTGCTGACGATGCTGAACGTCACGCAGAACAACGAGGCGGCTTCAAGCAATCCATTCGCTCCTCCGGCGCCAGCACCCGGCAGCGATCCATTCGTACAGGCCCTCGAAACGCAGGCGGCATTCAGTTCCGGCGCGGCATCCGCGCTCGCTTCTGCCGTTCAGTCCCAGTTCGCGGCTATCCAGCGGCAGATGGCGTTTATTCCGGCGGCGAGTAATGCTCTCGACCGGATCGCGGCCATCGAAAGAGCGCTCGCGTTCCGGCCGCAGCCGTCCGCGCAATTCGCTGGGGTAGCGCTGGTGGTCTATACGCAGGCGCAGTACGCGACGGCTTACGCAGCCGGCCTTGGTGGCGTGGCGCTGTTCATCTACATCTCGGACTACGCGCACCTGATCTATTGGAGCGGCGCAACCGCGGCATTTGCCGATGGCGGCAACAATTACATCGCAGCATTCGAGAATGATCCACCGGGCCCCGGCTGGCACCTGATGGACGGATCGACCGTGAACTACCTGAACACGGACGGTACCGTGACGGCGCAAACGCTCGAAGATTTGACGTCGGCGGCAAACAACGCGGCGTACCTGAAGATGGGGAGCCCGAACAGCGGGCCGAATGCAGCGGTAGCGCCGACGATCAGCGGCGCCACGGAAACGGGCACGGCAAATATCGGGAACGACACGGATGCAGGTGTCACATTTCTTGCGGCGGGAGTCGGAAGTACCGCGGCACTGAAACCGCACACACATGTGGACGCCGGTCACACGCACGCCCTTATGGCGGCCGATGCGCCAATCAGCGCGACCGGCGAGCCGCGGAATCTTGAGCGGCGTCCGTTCTTCAGGCAGTAGGCAAACACAATATGAGTAACCTGATAACTTCGATCGACAATGTTTTGGCTCCCACCGTAGCCGCTTCAATATACGGACCCGTTCCGGCAAACTCGCAGGCGGTCATTCAGAAATTCACCGCCACAAGCGAAGAGGCCACCGCCGCACGGCAGTTGACGATCTACAAGTACCCCAACGGCGGACCAGCAGACGGGACGACGACTATCGTCTATAAGCTCCAGATCCCAGCGGGTCAGGGGATTATCGACATACCGCAGTTGGTGAACCAAGTCCTGGAGGCCGGGTACTCGCTGTGGGCTGTGATCGATTCAGGCACGACAGTGCGCCTGAATGGAAGCGTTCTGGTGGTTCAATAAACATGCGCAAACTACTCCTCACGATCCTGATCGCCGTACCGACATTCGCCCAACTGCCCACGGCCACAGAATTGCCGTTGCCTCGATGGCAACCGTTAGATAATAATGGGCGCCCTGTCGCGGGGGGCAAGCTTTGCACATATGCCTCGGGAACATTTTCACCGTTGCCAACCTACACAACCCAAGCGGGAAACATCCAGCTCCCCAACCCGATCATTCTCGACTCGGCGGGCCGCGCCGCTGTGTTCTTTGGGGGCGGCCAAATATACCGCGTCGTGTTTCAACAGCCGGGGAATAACTTCTGCCCTGGAACCGGCGCGACGATTTGGACGCAGGACGGAGTTACCGATGTCGGCGAACTGCTGGCACAGCAACTTGCGACAACGGCCGGTGCCGGGCTCATCGGGTACAGTCAGACGGCCGTTTATCCGGCAGGAACAGTAGGTAGTGGGTTACAGGGTCAGATCAGCGTAAAAGACGCTCCGTATAATGCCACCGGAAACGGAACGACAAACGACACAGCAGCGATCGCCGCTGCATTCCAGAATGCCTGCACAGCAACCGTTCCAGTGGAGATCATATTCCCGATCGGAACGTATCTCATTCAGCCGGTTGCTCCATTAACCAGGGCGCCTATTATTCCGATCTGCTCAAACTTGACGGTAAGAGGGCCGGGAACCGTGAAGATCGCCAACAGCGCGGGATCGTATTACGCGATCTTTTCTCCGGCCAGCGGAACGGTATCGAACTTTAACCTCTCAGGGCTCACGGTCGACATGAACTCATCGAATAACCCACTGGTGAGTTCCGGGGACCTCGGGACTTATCCCCGGATGGTCCTCCAAACCGGACCCGGAGGAGGCTCAGGGAATAATTGTGGCAACGATTCCGTTGAAGGCGTCACCGTGACGAACATCCGGTCCGAATGGGTATTTTTCGGGACGTGTCCAGGCACGATCTTCAAGGGCAACTGGCTCATCAATGTTGGGGGTGGCACCGTGGCTTCGGATTCGTCTCTACTCTATATCGAAAGAGGGGCAACCGGTTCGAAAGTCCAGGGCAATTTCATTCAGGCCAGCGCTCCGGCGGCTAATCTCGCCGGAACTGCCATTGAAGTTCAGGACCGCGCCGATGTCACCGCCAATACGATCGACGGGATGCTGGCCGGAATGAATATGGTCGGGGCCGCAAGCGCTACTGTTTCGGGCGACACTGCGACCGGAAACATTATCACCAGAGCCTATGGCGGTATCCACTTGTGGAGTTCAAATGGGAGCGGGGCGGTCGGCTGCGGGCTCAACAGAGCGCTTGTGGCGAACAACACCATCGGCATCAGTCAGTTGCTCTATACCGCGACGGGAGGGGCGATGAGCGGTATCGTCCTGGATCCGAACGCAAACCTGCCGTTTTGCGGCATTAAAGTGTCCGAAAACATCGTGTATTTTGACCTGAGCGCGTCTTCTATGGAGCCTATTAATAATGCCTCTATGGGCATTGGGTATTGGGACGCGACTAACTCAAACGTGTGCCAGGATTGCGACTTTTCAAACAATAAAGTATTCCAGGCACCAGGTACGGCTTACCAGTACGCAGCCGGGGGCGGGAACATCCACTTCGATAACGATATAGCCATTAATGCGGGATCAAGCAAGGGGTCGGTGGGAGCACCGTTCCTTTCCTGCTTCTTCCTTGGAAATGCCGTCCTTCTTACCGGGCCTCTGACTGTGCGGGGAGGAGACTGCACGGACAATCTATCCCCGTCCCGGTTGAATTACGGAGTAGCTTTGGAGTCTGCCGTAGGCCCCAACGATATAGCTGTGACGATGCCGGTTACCTGCGCCGCGCCTTGTGCCTCGATGGATGCGGCTTACCTTGCCGATCTGCCGGCAAAGATAGCGAGTTTCAATGTCCGCGTCAATGTACCGAACTCTGTCCATCTCCCGATCGGTTACGCCAATCCGGGAAGCTCTGTATACGACATTAATAATCAAATAACCTATCTATGGGACGGGTTCACTTGGAATTTTACGTATCCGCACCCCACGGCTCCCGTTGTCAGTTCCTGCGGCACGTCCAGCGGTTCGGCAACCAACGATAGAGTCAGTTACATCATCGTCGGAGGGGGGTCTGTGACGAGTTGCACGGTGAAGTTTGGCACCAGTTTCACCGTTCAGCCTGTCATCAATTTCAGCGTTATCGCAAACCCGTCAGCCGGTACCGGCATCTATCCGGCCACACCGCTTTACGCGGTACTCAGCGGGACATATACCAGCGGAGTAACGGCGACTGGATCGACGGGGCAGACCTGTACGCTGACGGCAACAGGAGGACTCATAGCGACCGTGGCGCTCACCGGCACAAACACTATTGCCGGAAGCAGCCCGCTGGTTATTACCGGGCCGTACCCGGGAGCGAACGGAGGCTCTTATGCCGCTGCCAGTGGCCCGACGAGCGCGACGGCGACGAACGGAACCGCGACGTGTTCAGGTACTGCGACGATTGCGACGACGCTGAACACGGCCTATACAGGAGGATTCATAGTGACCGGGACAAATTTCTCAGGCGCGAATTTCTCTTGGTCGATACCGATAAACGAAAACTAATGGCCACGCCGTCCATACCGCTGCCTGGATTCTGCGCCGGGACCTTTCAGGCCCGTAGTCCGCTCTCTCAGGCCGAAGACTGCATCAATCTGTTTCCGGAGAACGATGGCTCGGGAACTGGTCGCGCAACGCTCTACACGGTTCCCGGGCTTGAATTGTACTGCACGTTGCCGACTGGTCCGGTACAGGGGCAGATAGCAACCAACTTCAGGACCTTCGTGGTTTCTGGTGGGATCTTCTACGAGGTCTTCGACGACGGCACGTTTACGGCATGGGGAAACGTTGGAGCCGGTATCGTGTCGATGGCGACCAACCGCAGCCCATCGGTGACGGTCAACGTAACAACGGACGGCCAGGTAGTCATTATCGCGAACCAGATGGGATGGGTATTCCACCTGGAGACAAACACGCTGGCTCCGATCACCGATTCGGGCTTCCCCCTGATGGCGACCAACGTCACTATCATCGACGGGTACTTCGTCGTCGGCGACTACGGCTCTCAGCAGTTCAATATCTCGAATCTGGACGATGGAACGACGTGGACCGATTCGAGCGGCCTTCCGATGTATGCGACCAAGGAAGGGAGTTCGGACAATCTGCAGGGTGTCTTCGCGACCCGGCGCGTCCTGATCGTATTCGGCACGCAGACGACGGAGGTCTGGTGGGACTCGGGCGCCATCTTCCCGCTTCAGCCGATTCAGGGCGCACTACTTCAGCAGGGACTCGTCGCCGTCAACTCGCCGGCGGTGATGGACGATCAGATATTCTGGCTGGGGTCAGACGCCCGCGGCACGGCGCAGGTGTGGGGACAGCAGAACCTGTCTCCGTCGCGGGTCAGCAACTTCGCCATCGAGAACATGATGTCGGAGTTCCAGTCTCTGGACGATGCGGTGGGCGAAGTCTACCAGGAGGATGGCCACACCTTCTACCTTCTGCACTTCCCGACGGCGAATTGGCTTGATCCTGTCGGGCAGTTCTGGGACAGCATCACGCTCTGCCTCGACAAGACGACGGGGCAATGGCATAAGCGCGGATCGTGGGACTCGGCGCAGGGGCTCTACCATGCTGCGGTCGCGCGGTTCCACTCGTTCTCGTTCCTGCCGATCACACATGTGAATCCGCAGCCCGGAATAACGACGGATGGTATTCATCTGGTCGGGGACTGGCGAAACGGGAATCTTTACAAGCAGGCGATGAACCTGTACGACGACGCAGGGAGTCCGAAGCGCTGGGTGAGACGGGCGCCGAACGTCATCAACGGGAATATGCGTAACGCATTTTACCGGTTCGAACTGTTCTGCCAGATTGGGACTTATCCACAGAATCCAAACCCCGGCTGGCAACCGCTGTTCGGGCTAAGGTTTTCCGATGACGGCGGACAAACATGGTCCAATGACAAAGTTGCGTATGGCGGCCACACCGGCCAGTATGGGTGGCGCGTCATCTGGCGACAACTGGGTTCGGGACGAGATCGGGTATTTGAGGTTTACGGACAGGACCCGATCCCCGTGGCGCTCGTTGAGGCTTACGTCAGGCTGGTTCCGGGGAACGCATG